TGGTCTTCATGGTAGGTCCTTAGAGTGGGTCTTAGAGAGTTCGTCTTTGAGGCCCCCGCCTGATTTTCCCCTGAGATAACCCATTTTGGGTTCAATCATACCCAATTTGGGTGAGATCCGGGCAGTAGATAATGCCAAGATATCCTAGCCGTACTCACATCCTTCCGGGAAATCATCGATATAATCCCTTTCGAAGGAGTCCTGGCCGGAATATGGGTCGTAATTAGTCTCGTCGTAGTCCTCTTCGTAGTCTCCCTCGTCATAATCTCCTTCGTAGTAGTCCTCCTCGATAGAATCCTCGGAAGGATGGTCAAAGTAGGGATCTTTCTTGCGCTGGAGCTCCATGAACTGCTCCTCTAGTGGGTTGTTGGTCTTTTGTTCCTCTATCTTGGCTCGGTAGGTCATTGGGTGCCTCCTAGACTGTCACCGAGTCGAAGCTTTTAGCGATCTCGGGCTCATTCCTTGCGAAAGCCCGATACGCCGTCATGGGAATCAGGAAGAGCGGTCCACCAGAGTTGTTCGTGACGTACAGCACTGTCATGAATAGCCCCATAGCCTCGCAGACATCAGGCTCAGTGCCATACTGCTGAACCATTGCGCGGATATCATCGAGGTATTCGAGCTCAACGATGTTACCGCCGAAGAGCCATTCGCAAGAACGATCTACCAGTGGTGCTTCACGCATCTCCTCATCAGTAAATAGCCCATCGAGCTGCTTAAGGAGCTTCTCCGTGATGTGCGGGTACTGGCTCAGCAGCGGACGCAATGTCGTGTAGATCCTCATGCTTGTTCCCCTTGGTAGTCATAGCAGGTGTGAGTCATGATGATAGACCGAGGACACCGATGATAGAACTCGGTCTCGGCTACGAGCATGGCTCCGTCCATGTCGAATGCTTGGACGATGAGTTCACAGTTGAAATCCACTGGGATGCGCTTGTTCAGGCGGTAGACGATCTTCGAGTGATATTTTTGCATGATTAGCTCGCACGCTTGTAGTAAGCCTTGACCCACTCAGCCAGATATTCGAGTGACACCATCCGAGCACCGTGACGGTCAAGAGGAAGCTGAGCATCTTCGAATGATGCATCGAACGACCACTTAGCCTCAGCCAGACCTGCGCCAGTGGCCACCCGGAAGAACTTGATCGCGGAAATGATGTCGATTGACTTGGCCTTGAGGTCGATCGTCGGTGGCAGCGGCTCAGGCGGAGTGGACGGGAATACGAACTTTGTAGGCATGATTGTGTCCTCTTGGTAGTTGAGAGTGGGTGGCAGTTAGAGTCAGCCACCATGACTAGAGCGTTACTGCTGCTCGATCGTGTAGAACCACGTATCCGGCGAGAAACCACCAGCAGCCTTGAACACGACCGTGGTCTGCTTCTTGCCAACCGTCTGCAGCAGCTTCCACAGCATCCGGCCAGTCTCGATGGTCGGCAGGCGATCCACGTTGCACTTACGCACGTTGCCGTCCGAGCAGAACACCTGAATCTGACGGATCTTCTCGTCGAAGTGAATCGCGCTGACAACCACGGGAGCACTGGTCTTGTCCGCAACAGCACGACGGACGCGGAAGTGCGGTGCGTACTCAGGTGCAGCCGGGATCGTGCCAACCGGAGCAGCCGAAGCGAAAGAGATAGCGAAGCCAGCCGGGATTGCGTTCTTACGGGCCATTGTATTCTCCTATGAGTAATGGCGTACAGCATCTGTTGGACCGCAACAGCACGGTAGAGCAAGGCGCTCTAGGTAGGGACTGACCCTACCTGCAGAGCCTTACATATGTCAGACCGCCACAGCGTGAAACTTGCTGCGCATGAAGTCGTCTATGTCCATTTTCATGACGAAGTCGAGCATCTTGCCTCGACCGGCGAAGTACCAGGTGTCGTCGTTCTTGTCGTTAACGTGCTGCAGGAAGTAGATGCAGTCCACACCCTTGAACTGGTTGCCGCGCAGGCGGATGTGTTCGATCACCAGCTTGTCCCCCTTCTTGAGGAGCAAGAGAGCGGTGTTGGAAGCGGCAATCGCGTCACGGTACGCACCGACAGGCCTACCGTTGATGAGGATCAAGTGTAAGAACAACTCGAACGTTGTGCCCATTATTACTCCTAGGAGTTGCTGCTGGTCGGGAGCCACACCGGGATGAGGGACGACTTGAACTCGTCCATGCCCATGTTCGTGATGAAGTTGAGCATCTTGTCGCGGTCGACGAAGTACATCATTTCGTTGCTGTATTCGCGGCAGTTGTTGACGTACTGCAGGACGTAGATGTAGTCCACGTCCTTGAACTCGTCGCCGCACAGGTGGATGTGCTCGATCTCCAACTTGTCACCCTTCTTGAGGAGCAAGAGAGCGGTGTTGGCAGTGAGCGACGCGCAACTGTACGCCGAGCGAGGCATACCGTTGATGAGAATCAAGTGCAAGAACAACTCGAACGTTGTGCCCATTGTTATCTCCTTTGAGTAATGGGTACTACACAGAGCAAGGCGCTCTTGGATGGACCTATGATAGCCCATCCAGCAGAGCCTTAGCGGAGCTCGAAGCTGAGAATGTACTCAGGATCGATCATTCGCATAAAGATCTCAGCGTCTACGCGCGAGTTGAATGTGCGGTAGAAGCAGCCTTCAAGATACAAAGAGACCATGACAACCTCCCAAGCAGAGCAAGACGCTCTCGGTAGGGACGACCCTACCGGCAGAGTCTTACGCGAAGAACTCAGTTCGACTCACCGTCCACACCAACCAGCCGCCCCGCCTCCGACCAGACCTCGCAAACGTACTGCTGGCCGCGATAGCCAAGCGGGCACCACGCAAGCGCCTCATCCAGATCCGTGAAGGAAGGGCCCTCAACCAAGAGCCCAACATCGGGACCAACACCAACCGCCCGCGTAGTGTACACAGGCAGGACAGCGGCCTCCAACGCGCGCTGCCAAATAACGACAGCGTACCCGGTGACCAAGCCACGGTTGAGGCAGGACAGCGCCCACAGCCGGACACCCGACACGGTGGAGAACAACGGGGAGCGGGTAACGTCGCCCTCGAAGCCAGCAGCACGCAAGCCCTCAAGGACAGCACGCTCAGCCGCACCAGCAGCAGCGAGGACAGCGACCAGCGGACCGAACAGACCGGGCACACCAACAGGCGAACACGACGCACCACCACCCGGCACACCACGGGCGGCCAACAAGCCGAGAGAAGAGGACAACGCGACAAGCGAGAGAGCAACAGGAGCAGGCAGAGCGGAACGACGGCAGGACACCATAACAACCTCCAAGAAGAAGAAGCCCCAAGGCGGGGCGAGCAGGGCAAGACGCCCAAAGAAAACAAGGGGGGAACAAACCACGAACACCCCCAAACCCAACAACCTTGATTCTTTTTCTCTCACACACAGAGAGACACCCACCAGATTTTCCCGGGGGAACTTTCCTAAAAGGAATCATGCTGGTACCTAATAGGACATATTTCGGAAGATAATCATTTATGGAATACAAACCAACAGGACGTCCAAGAGGTAGACCCAAGAAGGTGGTCTCCGAAGTGGCTACGCAGGCTACTCAGGCTGGTCAAAGCATGGATCTCCCTGCGAATAACAGGCCTGTAGCTACCAACCTTGAGAAGCTTAATCTTATAAGAGAAGCTAAGCGTAGGCAGAGGCTGGAAGAATACAAGGGGAACTTTGAGCAGTTTGCCACCGAGCAGGTCAAAATTCTTACCAAGGATTCTACCAAAGGATTCGTCCCTTTTAAGTTTAACAGTGCTCAGCGTATTATTAATGACAGGATCGAAGAACAACTCAAAAAGACTGGAAAAGTCAGGGCTATTGTTTTGAAGGCCCGCCAGATGGGTATTTCAACATACACCACGGCCAGAGTATTCTGGAAGAGTTACTTCAACGCGTATAATAAGTCTGTCGTAATGGCGCATGACAGTGCCACCTCTGATGCACTTTTCAATATGAGCCGTAATATTATTGACTACATGTCAGAAGACTTCAAACCGGAGCTTAAGAAATCGAATGCGAAAGAAATTCACTTTGAGCATAATGACTCGGGTTATAGACTCTATACTGCAGGATCTCCTGAAGCTGGTCGGGGTACTACTCCGACTATTGCGCACTTATCGGAGGTAGCATTCTGGACCCACGATGAGAAGATTCTTGCAGGACTATTTCAGGGTATTTCCCAAGCAGATGGTACTGAAGTTATTCTGGAAAGTACGGCTAATGGAGTAGGTAACACATTCCACCAACTATGGCTTGGAGCTATGGCAGGTGAGAATGAGTATATCCCAATCTTTGTCCCTTGGTTCCTTATGGAGGAGTATCGTAAGACTGCTCCGGAAGGGTTTAAACCAACCGAAGAAGAAGAAAAATTAATGAGATTATATAGCTTGGACCACGGTCAGCTTTATTGGAGGCGCCTTAAGATTGCCGAAAGTAGCCCATCTAAGTTCAAGCAAGAGTATCCCTGTACTGCGGAAGAAGCTTTCATTGTATCGGGATCGAGTGTATTTGATCTAGAAATTCTTAACAAGTATGTCCCAAAACCGATCTTATCGATCAGGGAGTTCGACTTCCAGACAAGGATGTTCGAGCAGAGGGACGAACAAGGATCTCTGGAAATATACCGACAATTCACGCATGAGGAACCCTTCGTTATTGGGGCGGATACCTCGCTAGGTATTGGGCGGGACTACTCAGCGGCTGTAGTTATGACAGCTAATCGTCAAATTGCTGCAGTCTATAGGAATAACAGGATTGACCCATCTAAGTTTGGTGATCTCCTGTTTTACTTGGGTAGATACTTTAACAATGCCCTCCTAGCCGTGGAAAGTAACTCTATGGGTATTGCCACCCTAAACCGACTAGTACAGATGGAGTATCAGAATCTATACTATCAAACAAAGATGGCAAACGTATCCAAGGAAGAAGGTACAAGAGTTGGGTGGAGGACAACCTCTGCCAGTAAGCCAGCCATTATTGGATTCTTAAAGAATGCAGTAGAGGCTTATGATATTGAGATCCCTTCTCGTATCATTCTCCATGAAATGTCCACGTATATCACTGACGATAATGGTGGCATGGCGGCTGCACCGGGCTACTGTGACGATACTGTGATAGCAACAGCGATCGCTCTAGAAGTAGTACGGACACATGGGACCAAACTGACAACCAACCGTTTCACATTCAAGCAGAAAGTTGGGGGCTATCAAACCGACAACACTCCTTGGCTGTAGTACTGGTATTATAAAGGATGATAAGACAATGGGCACTCCGTTTATTAACAATAAGTCGGATACTAAGGCAGTAAGAGATCTTATGAAGCCTACAACGACTAACAACCGTGTTATTGGTTCAGACCCGAATAAGGGTCTTATTACCACAGCTCGTGAGGTCAACTTGCCTGTCAGGGGTAGTACTCCGACGAAGTAGACCAAGAGGTATAGTGTATGACAACTTATACTAGAGAAAGACTGAAGAAAGAAGCTAAAGATCCAGTCAATATCACATTGATATTCTTCTGCGTGGTATCTATAGTTTTAATCTTTACACAGTACTTTAAGCACTACTTTTTCTAGCAGGATAGGGATTCCTAGATGTGTCCTAGATCGTTTTCCCCCGGAGAGGTTTCCGATCGGAATGAATAAACCTCTCCACCCGATTTTAAATGACTGATTGCCCGAGGACTAGGTTCCATAGGGATTCTAAAGGAATATGTATAATGGATGAATTCAAACCTAATTTTAAGGTTGAGAAGGTCTCCGATGAAAACTTGCTAAAGCTAGTCGAATCAGGTCTTCTTGGCGCTTCGGGCGATTGGTTGGCCGGTACATCACTATCGGCTGAACGTGAAAAGGCCACGCTTGAATATGGGATGCTCCCTACAGGGCACTTAGCTCCCCAAGGTGTTAGCCAGATCGTTTCCTCTGATACAGTGGAAGCTGTTGAAGGTTATACAGCTATTCTGGCTGAGCTCCTGTTCAACAACAATAAGATTGCAAAGTTTAAACCTTGGGGGAAGACACCTAAGGCGTATCATGATGCTAAGGTTGCGTCAGACGTAACTAATTACATTTTCTTTAAGCAGAATCCCGGTTGGGCAATTTTGAATACGTGGACTAAAGCCGCGTTGATGTACAAGAATTCTATTGTACGTTGGGACTATATTGATGACCACGAGTACGCGTTTGAAGAGTACGAGGAGATCGATCAAAATGCTTTGGATATCCTACTTTCAGACGATAAGTATGAAACAGTAGGGACTCTGCAGTATGAGCCCGAAGCTCGCGAGATCAATGGCGAGAAGGTCTTTATCAATATATACAAAGATGTACGACTCCGTGTCAAGAAGACTAAGAACCGAGTAAAGATTGAAACAGTACCTACAGAGAACTTCCGTATCTCCCGCGATGCTACATCTCTGGATGATGCAACTTTTGTAGGTATTACTACTGAACTTACAAGGAGTGAGATCAGGACCAGGTGGCCGGAGGAGGCATCCAAGCTTGATTGGGGTGTTATTACTTCTATGACTTCGGGACTGGTTAACTCGGAACAGGCTACGCGGAAGATTCTGGCAAGTGTGGAAGCGTACGCTCAAGGACGGGGCGACTCAGTCATGACCGAGAGTAATACCCCTACAGAAGTGTTGGAATGCTGGATTCGAGTAGACCGTGATGGCGATGGAATCTCGGAGTTGAAGCGCCTTATCTATATCGGGCGCGAACTTCTCCTCGAAGAAGACGTTGATACGGTGCAGCTGGCCTGCTTCGTCCCATTCGAGATCCCCTACGAGTTCATTGGACTCTCTGGTGCGGATATGGTTCGACCAACCACTCTGGCCAGTACAGCTATCCTCCGTGGATTCGTTGAGAACGTCTATATGACGAACTACTCACCGAAGCTGGCTGATCCTAACGTAGTGGACTTCTCTGCGCTGCAGAATATGAAGCCCAAGCAACTGATCCCCACCAATGGTAATCCTAATGGTGCGGTCATGCCGCTTACACCTGACACTATCAGTCAGGGTACTGTCCCTCTTATGGAGTTTCTACAGACTCATAAGGAGCAAGCAACAGGTCTTTCTAAGGCCGCCCAAGGACTTAATGACATTCTGTACGTATCCGGTAACTCGGAGCAGAAGGTGTCAATGGTTCAATCCGCCTCGCAGGTACGTATCCAGTATATGGCCCGTAGGTTGGTTGAGATTGGTCTTAAGCGACTGGTTGAAGGTGTATTCCACTGCTTCCGTAAGAATGCTGTTTCTGGTGAAGAGATTGAGTACGCTGATGCTAAGGGATATCTCCAAAGCATTGATATCACGTCCCTCCCTGAGACTATGTCTCTTGACGTAGATGCTAATGTTGGTGATATGGGTAATTCAGGTGTTCTCAAGAAGATGCAGATCATTGGTACGCAGGTAATCCCCGCGCTCCAAGATGCAGGGGCAGGTGCTGCGGTTAATCCCGAGGCGGCTGTTAAGATTGCTGTTCAGACGCTACAAGCACTGGATGAAGATCCCCTTGATTATCTGATTGATTACACTGATCCTAAGTTTATAGAACAAGTTACTAAGAGTCGAGAGAATGAAGCACTTGCATCCGAGAAGGCTAAGAAATTAGCTGAACAGGTACAATTGCTAGATATCGAGCAGAGGAAAGCTACTGCTGCTCTTACTAATATCCAGTCAAAGAATGCCCTCCAAGACAACACCCGTCAAATGGTTGTTGCTATGGATAAGCATTATCAAGATTGGGCTAAACTACATATTGAAGCTAAGGCTAAGGGTGTTCTACTGCCCGGAGATACACAGCCTAATATTGAAGAATTGTGGTTGATTGCCAGCAAGCTGGTCCAGATGGATGCAGGAATGCCATTGGCTAATCCCGAGATTACACCCAAAGAGGGTGAAGTAGCGGCTGCACCGATGAGTCCAGAAGCGGGTACTAACGCACCACAA